CCGTTCGTCAAGCAGCGGTTCGTGCTCTATGGCAATAAGACCGTCAGGGAGAAGATAGCAGGGCAGATGATGGAGTATGAGCGGCGGTTCATTCCGGCGAAGCTGGACGATAACCCATATATCGACCGCGCCTCGTACATCCAGAGCCTGGGCAACATGGAGCCGCACCTCCTGCAGGCGCTCCTGGACGGTGACTGGGACGCCAAGCCGCCGGGCAAGATGTTCAAGAGGGTGGATTTCAAGATAGTCCCAGTGGCCCCGGCCTCTTGCTGGTGGGTCCGCTTCTGGGACTTGGCTGCCACCCCAGAGGACGCGGGCGGCAACCCGAGCTGGACCGTCGGCCTCAAGCTAGGGACGGATGGCAGCGGGATTTATTACGTGGCCGATGTGAGGCGCGACCGCTTGGCTCCCGCCGAGGTCAAGAAGTTGGTGAAGCAGACGGCGGCCGTGGATGGGCCGGATATCCCCATCTTCATCGAGCAGGAGGGCGGGTCGAGCGGCAAGACGGTGATAGACGACTACGTCAAGTCGATGCCAGAGTTCGTCGTGCAGGGTAAGCACCCCACCGGGCCGAAGACGGCGCGCGCTCTTCCTGTGGCGAATCAAGCTGGTGCCGGGAACATCCGGCTCGTACAGGGTTCGTGGAACGGCAAGTTCCTGGACGAGATAGAACAAGTGCCGTCGAAGGTCATGGACCAATGCGACGCGCTATCGGGAGCCTATAACGAATTAGTTTCTGGCTCGTGGTCGGCGTCCGAGGAACTCGTTCAATCCTACGGCTCCTATGACCAGCCGGATTGGTGAGGGAGAACATGGCTAAGATGAATGCGTGGGAATTGTTGGTCAAAATCGCGGTGACTTTGCGTCTGCCGAGATATAGCGCGGATGGGTTTTTGGCTTATGACGACAAGCTGATAGAGGAAATTTTAGCGGAGATCGCAGGAATCCTGGATAAGCGAGAATAAACGATGGACAGTCCCCGTTTCGGTATCTACTCTACGTTTGTCCTGGGGGACGACGGAAAAATCTACGACTTGGCGAGGGACCGATTCTTACCCTCTAAAGTCAACGCCGTGAACGCATGGACGGAGAAGATCGCGGCATTAGAGTCCGCTAGCGAGGTAAAATGAACATGCTGGACATGGACTACACTTACCAAACGACCGCCTGCCACAAGTGCGGGCGCAAGATCCTTGTGGAGATGGGCCTGATAGGCGTCCCGCACCACTCATGGGTCATGGCGACGTGCGCTGAATGCCTCCAAGTTCCCCTTGCCGAGGCGTTCAGGGAGAAGCGGCCCGAGGCGGCGGCGGAGATAGAGAAGTGGCTCCAAAAGTGAGATGCGTGAGCTTCTAGTCATATTCTTCTGCGGCCTCTTGATCGGCATCGCATTGACCATAGCCGTCTCCAATTACATCGAGTGTCGAAGGGGCGTGTTCGGCAACATATATTGCACGACGAGAGATAAATAGCTTGCCAGCTTTTCCCTTGACACTTTCCCCGCCTTGGCTTACGATTCGATAATCACAGAAGGGGCCAAACCGTCATGACAAACAGAACATGAGAATAGCGAAGCCCCGATCACAATCCCCGAAGACCTACGCCGAAGTAACCCCGAAGGCGAAGCCCGATTCGTTCCCCAAGGGCGAGATATCGAGCGTGATGAGCACGTTCTGGGGGAGGATCACCGCCTACAACCCCGACGAACTGGTCACCAAGAAGGGCCTCACCATCTACCGCAAGATGTCCTTCGACGAGCAGGTGAAGGCCGCACTGGCCGCCAAGGTCCACGCCGTCTTGTCCAGCGGATACGAGGTCCAGGCCCCGGAACTTCCCAAGGAGGAGCATGAAATCGGGGAAGAGCAGAAGGACTTCACGGAGTGGAACTTCGCCGAGACGGAGGGCCACTTCGACTCTAAGCTCAAGGAGATGATGACGGCGCTCCCGTACGGCTTTGCGTGCGGGGAAAAAGTTTTCCACCTGATCGACTACGGCAAGTTCGCCGGCAAGGTCGGGCTCAAGGCCCTGAAGTTCCGCAGGCCGGAGGGGATCGACTTCGAGACGGACAGCTACGGGAACCTCCTGGACGACGGGATTTTGCAGAACCAGAGGAGGCTGCCGAAGGCGAAGTTCGTGCGCTACGTCTACAACCAGACTTTCGACAACCCCTATGGGGAGAGCGATCTCCGGGCCGCCTACAGACCGTGGTGGCAGAAGGATGTTGAACTCAAGTACCTGTCCATCGCGTTGGAACGCTTCGGCGAGCCGGTAGCGGACATCTCCCACGAGGGCGCGATCACGGCCACTCAGAGGGCCAACCTGGAGAATTTCGTCAAGAACGTGCAGAATAGGTCCGGCCTCATCCATGAAAAGAAGATCGAGTTGAAATTCCACTACCCTTCGCCGCGCACGTCTGAGGCCTACATCCCCGCGATCAACTTGCACGATACACACATCCGGATCGCGATTCTGATGCCCGGCCTGATGGGTCTATCCGCCGAACAGGTGACGGGCAGCTTGGCGCGCTCCAGGACGGAGTTCGAGACGTTCCTGAACATCATAGGCCAGCTCAGGAAGGACGTGGAGACGACGATCAACGAGCAGGTGATCAAGGAGCTGATCGACATGAACTACGAGGTGACGGGGGGGCAGTACCCGACCTTCAAGTTCAAGCAGATCACCGAGGAGCACAAGGAGAGGCTGTTCGACATGTGGCTGAGAGCCATCACCTCCAACGCCATGAAGAAGTTCCCCGAGGACGAGGCGAAGTTCAGAGACGTTCTGGAATTGGCTCCAAAGGAGGACGAGGAGCTGATGCCGGAGCCGGTTCCGGGGCAGTTTGGACCTCAAGGTGAGGCATTGCCTGGAGAAGAGGGCGGTTTCTTGTTTCAGGACGGGGACGGGCATCTCTACGAGCGCTCTTTCGATGCTGAGGCCCAGTTGATAGAGTATATCCGAAACCTGAGCGATGGCGATGACAATCAAGAAACTTTTGACTTCGTATGCGCCTATTGCGGCGTTCACCGTTATCACTTGCCGGGGCAGCACGACCAATGCGACCACTCAACGACGGGGGAGTGCGTTGACCCGGAGTTTGAAAAACGGAATAAGGAACGATTTGACGTGATATTGAGCCG